GCGCGGCCCCGGCGGCTCCCGAAGCGCCCGAGGCACCCGCTGAGGACGCGGTGAAGGCGCTTCAGGAGACCGTCGAGGCCCTTCAGGCGCAGCTCCAGGAGATGCGCGACCGTGAGGAGGCCCGCGAGCGCGAGGCGAAGCGCGCGCAGCGCCTGGAGAAGGCGGGCATCCCGGCGCAGCTCGGGTCTTTCATCCGCGACGACGCGGACCTTGAGGCTCTGAATGAGGCCCTGGCGGGCCTCGCTAAGTCCACCCCGGCACCCGCCGGGGCTGCCTCCACGCCCACGCTCCCCACCGTGGGGACGAAGAACCCCGGCGGGGAGGTGCTCAGCGTTGACGAGATGATCGCCCGCGCTGAGGCGAACGGCGACCACGCCGCGCTCTCCAGCCTTAAGCTGGCGAAGCTCTCGGCTGCGTCCAATCTCATCTAGGAGGAAACATGACCGGCGTTACTGGTCAGGGCACGACCTACAACCTGCCCAACTACACCGGAGACCTGTTCCTGGTCTCCAAGGAGGACACCCCGTTCCTGTCCGCCATTGGCGGTCTGACCGGCGGCGAGTCCGCAGGGTCTACTCTCATCGAGTGGCAGACCGAGGATATGCGCGACGCAGATATTACGCGCCAGCGCACCGAGGGCGCTCAGGCTCCCAACGGCGAGGAGCGCCCGCGTTCCCGCGTGTCCAACGTCCTGGAGATTCACCAGGAGGCGGTGGAGCTGTCTTACACGCGACAGGCCACCACTCGTATGCGTTCGACCGACGGCGAGAAGCTGGTGACCATTGGCACCACGACCATGCCCGAGTCTGAGCTGAAGCACCAGCTCGACCTGTCCCTGAAGCAGGTCGCCCGAGACGTGAACAAGGCGTTCATTACGGGCACCTACCAGAACCCGACGGACAACACCACGCCTCGCAAGACGCGCGGCCTTGTTGAGGCCATCACGACCAACGTCGTGGCTGGTACTGGCAACCTGACCGAGGACCTCGTGCTGGACACCCTCCAGAAGGTGTGGGAGCACGGAGGTATCCGTGAGGGCGAGACCCGCACGATCCTGGTCGGTGCGAAGATGAAGCGTGCCCTCTCCAAGGTGTTCATCAAGGAGAACGGCTACCGCGAGACCTCTCGCACGGTCGGCGGCGTGAACGTTCAGGCCATCGAAACGGACTTCGGCGCGTGCAACATCATGCTCGACAACGACGTGCCCCAGGACACCCTCCTGGTCGTGTCCCTCGAGGAATGCACGCCTGTGTTCCTGGAGATTCCGGGCAAGGGCACGTTCTTTGCCGAGCCGCTGGCGAAGACCGGCGCGTTCGACAAGGTCCAGCTATACGGTGAGATCGGCCTGCGGTATGGTGCTGAGCAGCACCACGGCAAGCTGAAGCTCTCCTGATCGACTCCGGAGGCGGGGCCTTGAGCATCGGCCCCGCCTCCGGCCCAACTGCGAGGAGAACACCGTGAACATCTACTCAAGCATCTACCCTGAGCTGCTCCTGGTCCTGCCTTCGGGCAGTATCCAGTTCACCGAGGGGTCGGCCACGGTCACCGACGAGAAGCTGGCGGGCGAGGTCCGCGAGCTGGCGGCTCGCGCGGAGGACCTGGGTCTGATCGCTCCCGAGGCTGAGGCCGAGGACGAGAAGCCGAAGAAGCAGGGCAAGAAGGCCGATAAGGGCGACGAGGAGCTGGTCTGACGTGACCGCCCTCGCCTTCGCCACGCTTGACGATCTGCGCGACCGTCTCACCCCCGAGGACCTTCGGGTGGTGGACGCGGCTCCCGCGCGCGCTCAGGTCCTCCTGGAGGACGCGAGCGACCTCATCAGGCACCGCTGCGCGGGCTGGGAGGGAGCGCCGGAGTCGGTGCGGGTGGCGGTCGTGTGCCGCGTCGTCGCCCGTGCGCTGCGTCAGCGTCCGGCGGGCGTGGCCGGGGATGCCTCCCAGGTCACCCAGACGACGGGGCCTTTCACCATGTCCACGTCGTGGTCAACGCCGAGCGGGGACATATTCCTCACGAGGCAGGACCGCGACGACATTAACGGCGCGACGGCCTCGTTTTTCGGGGTCGCGGACACCCTTTTTGGGGGTCGCCCGTGAGCGTCATGGAGGCATGGAAGGAGCAGGCGGTGCTCCTGCGTCGTGCAGAGCCGAAGCGCGACCCCCTGGGGGTCACGTTCCGCGCGCACGACGTTCAGGAGATCGCGCTGGCCCCGGTCCTGGTCGCCACCACGGAGTCCGAGAACCGCGAGGGCACGGGCGAGGACTACGGCACGCGCGAGGACGTGACGATCTACTGGGACAATCGGGACGAGGCTCCGGCCTCTGTCCTGCCTGGTGACCGTGTGCGTCTGCGTGGTGGCGTGTGGGAGCCGGTCGGCTCCCTGGTAGGGTACCCCCTGGGGGTATATTTGCGACTTCGGAAGGAGGCCCCTCGTGAGCGTTAAGTTCAAGCCGAATAAGCGGACGGCGGAGGCCATCTTGAAGGGGTCGGAGGTGCAGGCCCTGCTCGCCCGGAAGGCGGCGGAGGTCGCCGCTCGCGCCGGTGAGGGCTTCACCTCGGGCGTGCGCGTCGGTAAGGACCGCGCTCGCGCCTACGTCCTCCCCGAGACGTACAAGGCCCGTAAGCGACAGGCGCGCGACCACGTGCTGGAGCGCGCCGTAGGAAGGGGCTAACGATGAGCCACCCACTCCCCGATCTCCAAAAATTGGTGATCGACTACCTGAACCAGCCCGGCGTTGTCCAGGGCCTCGAGGGCGAGCTGAAGGGCACCACGGTGGGCGGCGTGCGCCCCTCCACCGAGGAGGACCCGCATCCCTACGTCCTCGTTCTGGCGACGGGAGGCCCCGGCCAGCATGACCGGGTCCTCTACACGGCCCAGATTACCATCGACTCCTACGCGCCTACCTCGTGGTGGGCGGGCGAGCTTGCCCGCCGCGTAGGGGATGCCGTTCACGCTCTCCCGAGCGCGGACGGCCCCGTGGCCGTCGTGCAGTCTCCCGCTCCGGCGGAGCTGCCCGACCCGGACACGGACCTGCGTCGCTACACGGCGACGTACCAAGTCACAGCGAAGCTAGGAGTTAAGCAATGAGCAAGACTAATGCTGACCTCGCCTTTATGGCAGGCTCCGAGAAGGACACGCTCTATCTCGGCCCGGCGGGCACCGACCTGTCCACCATCACCAACCTGACCGCGCCCATGCCCACGGGCATGATCGACGTGGGCTGGCTGTCCGAGGACGGCATGGGCCTGGGCATGTCCGACTCCGTGGACAAGGTGCGTGGCCACCAGGGTCATGGTGTTGTCCGCACCTACATGTCCGAGTCTTCGACCACGTTCAAGGCCTCGCTGCTTGAAAGCAAGCTCGAGCTGCTGAAGCGTTACCTGGGCGTGCTGAAGACCGAGAAGGTCACGGCGGGCACGTCCTCGATCACCCGCATGGAGGTCTCCACCTCCCGTAAGGTCGAGGGCCTCGTGGGCGTGGCGGACCTTTTCGACGTTTCGACGGGCAAGCAGCGTCGTTACGTCTTCAAGCGCCTGGAGCTTGGCGAACGTAGCGACATCTCGTACAAGGTCGGCGAGCTGACTGTGTACGAGTACAACCTCGAGGTCCTGGACGGTTATGTCCTGCTGACCGATGAGGAAGGCCTGAAGGTCGTCTGACCCCTGGTCTCCCACCCGCGCGCCGTGTCTGTTCTCCCGGCGCGCGGGTGGGCATCACACCCCCTTGGAGAACAGACAATTTAACCGATAGCCTATTTAGGAGAACAGATCATCATGGCTACCAAGACCACCACCGCCCGCAAGCCCGCCGCCAAGAAGCAGCCTTCCGCCGCTGAGCTGGCGCGCCGCGAGGCCCAGGCCAAGCGCGACACCGGCGCGCCCCAGCCCATTCACGTCGAGGTGATGGGCATTGCCCTTGACGTTGACCCCGTGAACGTCGATGACTTCGACGCAATGGTCGCCATGGAAAACGGCGACTACCGCCCCATGCTGGAGTGCCTCATCCCGGACGAGGAGGAGCGCGACGCGGCCCTGACCGCCCTCCGTGAGGAGAACGGCAAGCTCCGTTATTCCAAGGTCGTGGAATTCACCCAGGAAGTCTTCCAGTCCCTGCGCCAGGGAAACTGATCGGCCTCGCCACCTTCCTGGAGGACCACTGGGAGGTGCTGGAGGCCGACTTCCAGATGACATATCATCTTGACCTGACGGAGGTTTTCACCGGCGGCCTGTCGCTCCGTCGTGTCAAGGTTCTGATCGACAACCTTCCATCCGGGTCGCTGCTCCGTAAACGCATGGGCGGAGCAGCGGCTTGGACGGACGAGGTGGCGGCGACCTTCGCCGCTAACCATCGTCTGGAGGGTATAATCATTACGTCCCTGGGTGGCAAGAAGGGCGACGTGCCCAAGCCGGTCGCCCCGCCTGAGCCTGGCTGGTTCGAGCGGGCGGAGGAAGAAGCCCAGAGGCGTGAGGAACGGGCGCGACGGTGGGTCGCGGCGCACAGTTAGGAGCGGATTGTGGCGGAAAACGGCTTTAGCCTGGGCACGGCGTGGATTCAGATCGCGCCGTCCCTGAAGGGCCTGAATGAGTCCGTCCGCAAGGAGCTGGGCGACGTCGATACCAGGCCCGCTGAGAAGAAGATTGAGTCCGGCCTTGGCGGCGCTTTCAAGAGCGCGGCCAAGGCCGGGGCGCTCGCCCTCGGCGCTATGGGCGCTATCGGCGCGGTGGTGGGCTTTGCCGACGTGGCGCGGGAGGCGCTGGCGGCCAGCGACGCGACCGACAAGTTCAAGAACACGCTGTCCTTCGCTGGTGTCGCGTCGGATGAGATCGAGAAGCTGACCGCTAGTACGAAGAAGTACGCGGACGATACCGTGTACGAGCTGAGCGACATCCAGAACATCACGGCGCAGCTCGCCGCCAACGGCGTGGAAGGCTACGACCAACTGGCGGAGGCGGCGGGCAACCTGAACGCCGTCGCGGGCGGTAACGCCGAAACCTTTAAGTCGGTAGGCATGGTGCTGACCCAGACGGCTGGTCAGGGCAAGCTCACCACCGAGAATTGGAATCAATTGGCCGACGCGATTCCGGGCGCGTCTGGCAAGCTCCAGGAGGCTCTGCTCAAGAATGGCGCGTACACGGGGAACTTCCGTGATGCCATGGCGAAGGGCGAGATCACCGCCCAGGAATTCAACCAAGCCATCTTGGACCTTGGCTTCACCGACGTTGCCCGCGAGGCTGCGACTTCTACCAGCACGATTGAGGGCGCGTGGGGCAACCTGCAGGCCGCGCTCGTCACGGGCGGTATGGAGATCGTGGACCGCATCAAGCCTGCCCTGACGGACTTCATGGGTGTGGTCGCTGACGGCGCGTCCGCCGCCTTCGGCTGGATTAACGGGTCCCTGTTCCCGGCGCTGGAGTCGATCTGGACGCTGGTCACCACCGGCTCCTACGACGGTAATCTGTTCGGCCTCGCGTCGGACTCGGGGGTCATCACGGCGCTGACCACGATCAAGGACACCGGCCTGGACCTGTACAACTGGGTGACCGGGACGCTCGTCCCTGGCGTGCAGTCGTTCTTTGACCTCGCGGTCAACGGGAACTTTGACGGGAACTTCTTCGGGGTCGAGGAGGACTCCGGACTCATCGACTTTATCCTATCGGTCAGGGATAACGTCATGGACATCTGGGGCTTCCTGTCCACGACGGTGATACCCGGCGTGGCGAACTTCCTGGGCGCGGTCGTGTCGTCCCCGTTCTGGGGGACGCTCGGGAGCTTCTTCGGCGCACTCATCCAGAACAAGGTGATCCTGGAGTCCGTCGTGGGCGGCTTTATCGCCTGGAAGACGGTCACCGGCACCATGAGCCTTGTCGCCCTGACCACCCAGGTGTGGGGTCAGGTGACCGCGTGGACGGCGGCAAAGGTCGCCAAGGCCGAAGACCTCGCGCAGACCGTGGCCCTGAAGGCCATGTACGCGGGCGACTTCCTGCGTAGCATTGTCCAGCAGGGCGTGCAGGTTGGCCGCACGACCGCCGCCTGGGTCGCGCAGAAGGGCGCTATGGTGGCTGGCAAGGTCGCTACGGGCGCGTACACCGCCGCCCAGTGGCTCCTCAACGCCGCTATGGATGCCAACCCGATCGGTCTGATTGTCGTCGCTATCGGCGCGCTGGTGGCGGCCTTCGTCGTCGCCTACAACAAGAGCGAGACGTTCAGGAACTTCATTGACGGCATGTGGGCGGGCATCAAGAGCGCGGTCGGCTCCGTGATTGACTGGTTCCAGACTTACCTCCTGCCGGTTTTTGAGTCGGTGTGGGAGGGGATTAAGGTCGCCGTGTGGGTGGTCGTGACTGCTATCGCGCTCTACATCGAGGCGTGGAAGGCGGTCCTCCAGGCCGTCGCGGACTTCATTGTGACCTACGTGTGGCCGTACATTCAGACCGCGTGGGAGGGCATCAAGACGGGCGTTGCGACGCTGTGGGAGTACATGCAGTCGGCCTGGTCTGGCATCCAGTCGGCGGTGCAGACGGTGGCGGACTTCTTCACGGCTTATGTCCTGCCGGTGATCGTCGCCGTGTGGGATGGCATCAAGGCCGGGGCTGGCCTCCTGTGGGATGGCATCCAGGCGTACTGGAATTACATCCAGACGTGTGTGCAGGTCGCCGCCGATTTGTTCCAGTCCTACGTCCTGCCGGTGATTACCGCTGTGTGGGACGGTATCAAGGCGGGCGCGGAGCTTCTGTGGAACGGTATCCAGGCCGTGTGGACGGGCATCCAGACGACGGTGCAGACGGTGGCGGGCTGGTTCCAGTCCTACGTGCTGCCCGTGATTTCGACCGTGTGGGAGAACATCAAGGCCGGGGCGCAGGCGCTCTGGACGGCCATCACGTCGATCTGGGACGGCATCAAGACCTCGATCAACAACGTTGCCACGTGGATGAGCGGCACGCTCCAGTCGATTATCTCGACGGTGACGGGCGGCATCCAGAACGCCTTCCAGTCGATGAAGGACAGCGTGGCGAACATCTGGAACTCGGTCAAGTCCGTGGTCGCCAAGCCCATCAACTTCATCATCAACACGGTCTACACGTCGGGTATCAAGAAGACGGCGGACAGCATGGCTGAGAAGCTGGGCCTGTCCTTCCGCCTCCCGGCGGTCTCGCCTATCGCTGAGTACGCCTCGGGTGGTGTCCTCCCTGGCTACACGCCGGGCCGCGATATTTACCACTTCTTCAGCCCGGATGGTGGCGGCGCGCTCGCCCTGTCCGGCGGCGAGGCCATCATGCGCCCCGAGTGGGTGCGCGCGGTGGGTGGTCCCGAGGCTGTGGCGCGTATGAACGCCGCCGCCCGCGCACACTCCTCCTACATCCCTGGCGGCGATACGGGCGTGAAGTTCGCGGCCTACGCGGACGGCGGTATCTGGGGCGCTGTGAAGGGCGGCTGGGACTGGATCAAGGACGCAGCCGACACCATGGGGAAGATTATCGCTGACCCCATCGGCGCGGTGGCGAACTTCATCAAGGCCCCGGTCAACGCCATGATGGCTAATCTGCCCGGCTCGGGTATGATCTCGGACTCGATGCGGGCCGTCCCCGGCATCTGGATTGACGGCTTTGCCAATTGGTTGAAGGGCAAGACGGAGACTATGGGCGCGGTCGGCATCGTCAACGCCGCCAGGAAGGCTATCGGCGTGCCCTACGTGTGGGGCGGTAGCTCCATCCCGCCGGGCCTCGACTGTTCCGGCCTCGTCTACTGGGCGGCTCACCAGATGGGTAGTTCGATTCCGCGTCTGACGGCGGCGGGCTACCAGTCTGGCTCCAGTGCGGGCAACGCCAGCGTCCCCGGCACGCTCCTGTACTGGGGCAACCCGGCCTGGCACGTGGCTATCTCGTCTGGTAACGGCATGATGGTGGAGGCCCCGAAGCCGGGCGCTTTCGTGCGCGAGACGGGCATCTGGGGCAGTCCGACGGCGGGTACGTACAAGTTTGACAATGGGGGCTATCTCCAGCCTGGCCTGACCACGGTCCTAAATAAGACGGGTAAGCCGGAGCCGGTCTTTACGTCCGGTCAGTGGGACGCGCTCCAGAACCGCGCGGCTCAGGCGGGCGGGCCGGATACTCTGGTGGTCGTGGACGAGGACGGCCAGCTCATGGCCCGCATGAGGGTGGCGGCCAGGGGCGCGGTGAATGACGCGTTGGCCCCGGCTTCTCGCACGCGCGCCCGTGATCTCCTCGGCGCAGGCTTCTAACAGGAAGGGACGGTCCACGTATGGCTACCGTATGGTCAGCATCTAGCGGCTACATGTTCATTGGCATTGCCTTGGACTGGTCCGGCGATCCCGCCAGCGGGTCGGTCACGGTCACCGCGACTGTGACCGCCTGTTCGGACGGGTACGGCCACAACTGGACCAACCGTTGGCGCTGGTGGGGCTACTCGGGCGAAGGCTCCGAGGCCTTCAGCTTCTCGTCAGGCTACGGCCAGACGGTCTACAAGCAACTGTCGCAGTGGAGCTTCAATGTCCCGCTGAAGTACGGCCAGGAGACCACGGTGGGCATCGGCGCGAGCCTCGGGCCGATCTGGAACGGCGGCAACCCGGCGGTAGAAAACTACCTGACGCTGCCTGCCCGTCCGGTCAATGATCCGAACGCTCCGACGGTCGCCCACGCCACCCGCGTGAACGACTCTCAGATCACGGTGGACTGGATCGCGCCGCCCCAGGGCGAGTCCAACCCTATTAACAACTACGTGGTGGAACGTCGTGTTGACGAGTCCGCGGACTGGGAAGTTGTCGCTCCGGTCAAAAATGCGGTCTCGCTCGCCACCTTCAACGTGACCGCCGGGCATAAGTACACGTACCGCGTGAAGTCGGAGAACAGCGCGGGCGGTTCGGCCTACGTGGAGGCGGAGCCGGTGTACACCACGCCGCCCGCCCCTGTCAACGTCCGGGCGGAGAAGAACGCGGACGGCGATATTCTGATCACGTGGGAGAATAAGGCTCCCTATACTCCGACCGGGTGGGATGTTTACGACGGTAACACGCTGATTGCGAAGGCCTCGATCAAGACCCATGAGGCTTTCCTGCTGCACCGCAACCCGCGCCTTGACGTGACGCACCAGTACCGCGTTGTCTGCGTCGGTGGGTCGGTGGAGTCTCCGAAGTCGGCTCCGTCCAACGTCGTGCAGCTCCTGGCGCGCCCGAACGCGCCCGAGCCGACGTCGGACGGCGTGTACTTCCCGTCGGACGACCCGGTGATTCTGACCTGGCGGCATAATCCGACGGACTCCAGCCCGCAGACCCGCTACAGCCTCCAGTACCTGAAGAAGGCGACGGGCGCGCCGGGGCCGACGTTCGACCGTCGCGCCACCGAGCAGCAGGCGACGGTGGGCGTGCTCCAGGTCGGCACCTACGAGTATTGGGTGAAGACGTGGGGCTTGCACGCGGATGCGTCCCCTGTCTCCCGTCGCGCGACGTTCTACGTCGAGCCGCGCCCCGTCGTGTCGATTCAGTCCCCCTCCCAGACGGTCAAGACCTCGTTCGTGGAGGTGGCGTGGTCGTACTCGTCGCAGGGTGGCCCGGCTCAGTCGAGCGCCCGCGTCGAGCTGTACCTGGGCGGCAACAACCTGGTGGAGACGCAGGAGGTGCGCGGCCCGCTGACTCGCGTCCGCCTGAACACGTACCTGGAGAATGGTCGTACTTACCGCGTGGTTGTGGTTGCGACGAACGCGCACGGCGTGCAGTCACGCGTTGTTAACCAGACGTTTGCGGTGGCTTATGAGAAGCCTCCGGCCCCGCGCGTGTACCCGGAGTGGGACGACCTGGCGGGCTGCGTGCGCGTGCGCGTGGTGAACCCGGCTCCCGAGGCGGGTAAACCCGCCGCCGTGCGCAACAGGGTGGAGCGCAGCGACGACGGCGGAAGGTCCTGGACGGTCATCACCGAGGACCTGCCAGTGTCCGGCCAGCTCCTCGACTACCAGTCGGTCAGTCATGGGGCGGCGGTATACCGCGTGACCGCTACGTCGGCGCTACCCTCGTCGGCGGTCACCACGGAGGAGATGGTCCTGGACTCGTGGGCCATGTGGATCGGCGGCGGCCAGAACTTCGGCTTCACCGTGCCCCTGCGGTGGGACCCGCTGCACTCGTGCAAGACTGGCCTCGCCAACCGCAAGCTGTACCGTTTCGCGGGCCGCGAGCGGGCCGTGGAGATGGCCGGACGACACCGACAGAAGACCCTGAGCCTGTCCGCGACCCTGTTCGATGAGGACTTCTGGATGATCCAGCGCCTTGAGGAGCTGTCCTACACGCCGGGGCCATTCCTGTACCGCGACCCGATGGGCCGCCGCGTTTACTGCTCGGTCAGAGACTTCACCGCTGACCGGGCGCTGTCCGGCAAGTGGAGTGTTAAGCTGGAGGTCGAGGAGGTGGACCATGAGTAACCGGCTTGACCGCGTGGAAAACGCGCTCGCGGAGCTGATCCGTGAGAAGTACCCGGAGGGCGCGCTGGTCGGCGCGTGGACCGTCTCCTGCGAGGTGCTCACCACGGAGGCGGACGAGGACTCTCGCGCGCTGTGGTTCCTGGAGGGCCGGGGGTCGCTGATCACCCGTCGCGGCCTGATTGAGCTGTCGCGTGATGTGCTTGCTCGGACGGTGAAGGAGACCGACGAGTGAGCGGTCTCGACACCCATAGGCAGGCGGATTACACGGTCACTCTCCTGGACTCCAAGGACCGTGTAATCCGTCGTTTGGACGGCGTGACCGGCGGGAATATCACGCTCAGCAACTCCACGCGCCTGCGCGCGTCCGGGAGCCTGCACCTCACGGAGGCGTGCGGACCCATCGACTGGATGACTCAGCGGGTGCGCGTCGCTTACGCCACGTCCGGCTCCTCGTGGGGCTTGGGCGTGTTTCTCCTGTCGGCTCCCACCCGCTCCTACGGCGAGGCCGGGTCCACGTGGGACGTTGATCTGTCGTCCCCGCTGGCCCTCCCGGACGCTGATTGCGTGGATCGCACCTACGTGGTGAAGGCCGGGTCCAACCTGGTCGACGTGGCGGCGGGGCTTCTGCGCGACACCGGCCTGGAGCGCCTGTCTATCACGCCGTCGACGGCCACCGCGTCGTCGGACATCGTGTACGATCCGGGCAAGTCAAAGCTGACTATCGCCAATGAGCTACTCTCGGCGGCGGGCTATTGGTCGGCGCACCCGGACGGTGAGGGTCAGGTCCACCTTGACCCTTACGTGCGTCCGGCGGCGCGCGGCGTGGCCTATGATTTCCAGGAGGGAGCGAGGGCGATCCACCTCCCCGAGTGGGAGCGCGAGCTGGACGCGGCCAGCGTCCCCAACAAGGTTGTACTGGTGAGCGAGGGTAGTCAGGATAAGGCGGCTCTGGTGGGCGTGGCGACCAACGAAGACCCCGCGTCCGCCTACTCATTCCAGGCGCGCGGACGGTGGATTGTCGAGACCCAGACCGGCGTGGAGGCGGCTAACCAGGAGTCGATTGACTCGCAGGCGCGCCGCCGCCTGATCGACGTGTCCACGCCGTCCGCGTCGATCACGATCCGGCACATGCCCGTGCCCTTGCAGCCTAACCAGGTGGCGGGCTTCTCCAGCCAGGGGCACACGGCGCAGGGCGTGGTGAAAGAGATCGAGTACAGCCTGGACCCCACCGCGCTCGTCAAGACTAAGCTCCTGGAGGTGACCGACCTATGACGACGCTCGACTACCTCATGAATGTGGTGGAGGGCTTGCGCTCGCGCCTTGACCTCGCGCCCGTCTTCCGGTGGGCAGTGGTGGTCGGTACCGACCCGCTGCGCGTGCAGCTCGACGGCGACGCGACCCCGCTCGCAGCTGACCCGATCAACTTCGCGGGCGACCTGAAGACGGGCCGTCGCGTGTGGACGGTGAGCGTTAACCGCCGCCTGTACCTCCTGGGTACGGTGCGGGAGACGCAGACGGGCGACGGCGGGTCGTCCGCCCCGGTGGGTACCGTCGTCGCCTATGCGGGGGTGAAGGCTCCCGCCGGGTGGCTCCTGTGCGATGGCACCGCCTACAAGAAGTCGCAGTATCCGGCGCTCGCGGCGGTCCTCGGCGCGACGGGGACCGGCGTGGACTTCGCCGTGCCTGACCTTCGCGGTCGGTTCCTCATGGGGTCGTCGGCCTCCCACCCGCGAGCGCAGACGGGCGGCGAGGAGACCCACACCCTGACCACCGCTGAGATGCCTTATCACTCCCACAAGGTGATCGGCCAGGGCTACGACAGCTCGTGGCTTGGCGGAGTGGGCATCTGGCGGTCGGATGCAGGCTCGGGCGGCAAGTGGACTATCGCGGCGGGGTCCGGGTCGGGCCAGCTCGGCTACCTGGACGCGGCAGCTACGGGCGGCAACCAGCCGCACAACAATCTCCCTCCGTTTTACGCGGTGGATTACATTATCAAGGCCTAGAAGGGGGCAGAAATGGCTGCAACAAGCAGGGCGCTGATCGCGGTGACGAAGGATGCCGCACTCAAGGAGCGTGCCGTTGCTCTGGCGGCGACGCTGGGCATGACGGAGAACGAGGTGGAGGCCTCCTGGCGTAACATCGTCGTCTCCAATGCCGACAACACGGGCAAGCAGGCTATCGCGGACGTGTACGAAGACGCGTTCGAGAAGCGATACCTGGCGCTGGCTAAGGTCCCGCCCGAGGTGGGAGAAGACCTGTCTGCTGTGACGGACGAACACCTCCTGTTCGCCCTCCGGCAGGCACTCAAGGATAAGAAGGAGAACTGACAACATGCCAGATATTGACGCATTTGCGTATGACATGGAATGGTGGTGCCAGTACGGGGACCTGGGTTATGACCAGTGGAACCGTTGGGACCTGCGCGTTGGTGGCGAGACGGATTGCTCGGCGCTCGTGATCGGCGTGCTGAAGGCACGCGGGTTTGACACTGGCAACGCGACGTACACGGGCAATATGGCTCGTGAGCTGACTGCCAGGGGCTGGGACCTGCTCGACCCGGACACCGACCTGGAGCGCGGCGACATTCTGCTCAACCACGCCAACCACGTGGCGGTCTACCTGGGTGGCGGTCTGCTCGCTCAGGCCTCGATTGACGAGCGTGGGGAGATCGCGGGCGGACAGTCCGGCGACCAGGCCAACGAGACCAACGTCAAGCCTTACTACGATTACCCGTGGGACTGCGTGCTCAGGTTCACGGGGTCGGATACGGGCGGCGTGTCCATCTACGGCCACGGTTCCGGATACAACGCTAACGGGTACGGCGAGGACTACGTGCGCGAAGTCCAGACGCAGCTCCTCGCGCGAGGCTACGACCTGGGCGAGGACGGCGCGGACGGCATCCTGGGCGAAAACACCTACAACGCGATTAAGGCCTTCCAGGAGGCTAACGGCGGCCTGGAGATCGACGGTATCCCCGGTCCCCAGACGCTGGCGGCGCTGCGCGGCGCGAGCATCGTCCCCACCGCAGCCCACCAGCCCGCCGTGGACGGCTACTGGGGAGACGCGACGACCCGTCTCCTCCAGGGTGTCCTGGGCACCACGGTGGACGGCGTGGTGTCGTCTCAGGCGGCGGTGAACCGCGACAGCCTGCCCGGCTGCACGTCCGGCTGGGAGTTTGTGCCCACCGAGGTCGCGGAAGGCTCCCTCCTCATCGAGGCCATGCAGACGGCCCTCGGCGTGGAGGCGGACGGCCTCATGGGGCCGGACACGGCGAACGCACTCGCCGCACGGTACGGACTGGAAGGCGACGGGGCGCTGGACGCGCCGTCTCCGACGGTCGAAGCAATGCAGCAGAAGCTGCTGAACGGAGGATGGTAATCATGAGCGCACCGAAGCACGCTCTCACGACGGATCGCACCCGGTGGGCGGCTCTCACCCCCGCCCGCCGCAAGGCCCTGTATGGCATCGTCGCCGCGCTCCTGGCGCTCGGCATGGCCTACGGCTACGTCACGCCGGAACAGTCGACGCACTGGCTCGACGTGGCGGACAAGGCCCTGGGTCTGATCGCTCTCGTGATCGCCGCGTCTCATACGGGTGGGGTCTACGAGGCCCCGATCTACGGGGAGCGCGACGGGGAGGACTCGCCCCAGTGAGTCTCGGCGAGGTCGTGGCGGTCATCAGTGCCTCCGGAGTTGCCTTCGGGGGCCTGGTGACGGCTGTGTCCGTCCTCGCGGGTATGAAGTGGGGGCGAGAGAAGGCTAAGGCGGAGGCGCTCCTGGTCCGGGAGCAGGTCGGCAAGGCTCGCGCTGAGCGCGAGCAGGCCGAAACATCAGCTGCGCTGGAGGCTATCGCGGGGAAGATCGACCAGCGTCTGGACGCGCTGGAGGCCTCGCTGTCCGAAGTCCATCACGAGGTGACTCCGAATCATGGGGGCAGCATCAAGGACGCTGTGCGCCGCATCGAGCAGAACCAAGAGGGTTTCCGCTCGACATTGGATGCGCACGGCCAGGTGCTCGCCTCCCACGGTCAGGTGCTCACCCAGATCACCGAGCGCCAGGACCGCGACATGCGTGACCTGGGCGCTCGGATTGACAACATTCAGGAGACGGCGTGGGCGGAGCACGAGGCGCTCCGGGATACGCTCTCGACCATAGGAGCGTCGTCATGACTGCTTTCATCGAGGGGTCCGTGCAGACCCCCACCGGGCGTATCGTCCCCATGACGGTCCACGCGAAGCCCATCCCTGACCCTGGCAAGCTGGCGGACGGGAATGTGATCGTTGAGGGTAATCTCGCGGCGGGTGTTCGCACGCCGATTTCGGCCAGCCTGCACCCTGGGCGGTACCGCCTCCGTGTGTACACACCCTCGGGCCTGCTGGCTGAACGCGAGATGGACCTGGTGGAGGGCCAGCACGTGACTATCGCGGAGCTGCTGGAGCCGACCACGGTCCTAGCGTCGCCTGCTGTTGATCCTGAGCCGCGAGTGCAGCCGGGCGTAACGACACCTGCCCCACCCGCCCCGGCGGGGCCGTCCGGCCCACTCCCGGAAGGCTGGGACGCGCTGTAGGCGGCATAGCAGGAGGCCCCTCCAAGCTGATCGGCTTGGAGGGGCCTCGTCTTGTGCGCTCAGGAGGGGTGGGGGTCCTGGTCGTGGCGGCCCACCGCCATGCCCCACTCGCGGCGGTACAGCTCCCAGGCGTTCTCGAGGAGGCGGCTCAGGATCATCAGGCTGCGGTCAATGCTGCGCTCGCGGCTCAGCACCTCGTCGCACAGCTCCTCGAGGTTGAGCTGAACCAGCTTAATGAGCTGCTCGTCTGGGCTGGTGACACTGGGGACCCTAGCGAGGCTGGCGCACCGCTCGATCACCTGGGCGGCGGCTGCGGTGTCGTAGTTCGCGCCTGTCTCGTAGTCGAGGTCTCCCATGCGGGCGGGGCGGGCGACGAGGGCGGGCGCTTGGGCGGTGTAGGAGCCGACGATGTTTCGCCAGGTCCAACCGACGTACAAAGCCAGGTAGTTCACAAGGTCCATCCTCGTGTCTAGTTCGGTGTCTCCCGCGCCGGGCGCGCCCAGGCGGTCCACCTTCCTAGCGACGTTGGGGACGATGGAGAAAGCCTCGCCGCGCTTACGCCAGGAGATGCCGTAGACGGCGGCTTTCTCAGAAGCGACGCGCAGGAGCAGGTCCTGGGGGCTGTTGCCATAGTCCATAATGGTTGGTCCTTTCGGGTGGTCAGTTTTCGGAGTCCGCGGACTAGAAGCTGTCGCGGATGGACTGTGCGTTGCCGGTGAGGGTGTAGGCGGACATGCCCGCCCGCATCTTGTCCGAGACGTTCAGCATGTTCACGATGTCCTGAACGGTCTGCTCGTTCACGCCGGGAATGTCCGGGTTGGCCTGGGTGAGACGGACGAGGACCTGCGTCCTGAGTCCCTTGTTCACGTTCGGGGCCAGCGGCTCGTACCCGTACAGCTCGACAACGGCCAGGAGCGGCTCGCGGTGGTGGCTCTCGTCGGCTGGGATGTCAAAGACCAGGGTCTCCTCGAGGCCGGAGCCTTCCCGCGCGATCCGCTCGACGGCCCCGTTAACGGTTACGTCGATGATCCCCCGGTCGACGGCGCAGAGGTCCGGGAACATGTTTGCGACGGCGTAGCCGACGTTCATGTCTTGGTGGAGGACGGCGGCCCCCAGGTAGACGGTTTCCGCGTAGGCGGCGCGGCGGATGAGGTCGGTCAGGTTTCGGCGGTCGTGGATGTCGATCTGTCGTGAGGTCATTGGTCTTGGTCCTTTCAGTTGGTTTCAGCGTCGCGCTGGTGGATGGCGAGGGTGAATTCCACGTGCGTGTGCCCCTCGTGGGCCTCCAGGGAGTAGGTGATGAGCTTGCCGTTGTGATCGTTGCTGAGCGGGATGCGGACGACGGCGGTCGTCTCGTGGCGGGTGGCGAACGCGTCGTCCAGGCGGGCGGCGGCGCGCTCGCGCTCGTAGGTGTCGAGGCCGACCGGGAGGTGAGCGAGGTACTCGCCGGTCACTTCGGCGGTGGGGAGGACGATGTGGCCCTTCTGGATGACGACGGAGTTGAAGGCGAAGGCGAAGTCCTCGAGCGCGTCCCTGAACTTGTCCAGGCCTTCCTGGAGCTGGTCGGTGGTGGTCATGGCGGTTGGTCCTTTCTCAGTTGCCGAGCTGCTGGTTGATGCGGGCAATGTCGCGTGCGCCCTGCACCTGGAGGCGAATCGCGTTGAGGTCGCTCAGGCTGGCCTCGGAGATGCTGTAGGCGTAGAGGATGCCTTCGGCCAGCACGTGGATGATCTGCCAGCCAGGCGCGCCGTCGATGGTGCGGTGGTCGATGCTGATCTGGTCGATCTTCTCGGCGGGGATGAGGCCGAACTTGCCGGGGACCCCGAGCTTGTGGTTGCTGGTCCAGTAGATGAGTTTGCCGGTGTTGTCGTTGACGGGGATTTCGATCTTGTTTGCCATGATGGTGTCCTTTCAGGGGGTGTTGGTGGGAGGCCCCGCCGGGTGGTGGGGCCTCCCTGGTGTGGGTTAGCGGTTCGCCTTGGGGAGGCGGTCGCGGTTGGCCGGGTGGTTCATCCACTCGGAGACGATGGTCAGGGCGCGGTCGTAACAGATCGTGTCCTTCTCGGTGACCTCGAGGAGGCTGTTACCGTCCTCGGCCTTGAGGATAAGGCGGTAGCCGGTGCCCTTGGTGTAGGTGACGGAGATGTTGCCGACGAAGAAGCGGCCTCGGCTGATGGCCTCGAAGCGCTCCGCGAAGATCGCGCCGGTGAAGTGCTTGGAGGGGTTGCCGGTGACGTGCTCGAGGTGGAGGTTGGTGTGGTCCCAGGTGGTGCGGAAGTTGTTCAGTGCCATTGTCTTGGTCCTTTCTTGGCTGGTCACCGTTTCTCGGTGACGTAATCAGTATAGCGCACCCGCGCGGGGCATGCAAGAGAAAGCGCTAACTACTTGGTGGCCTCGCCTCGCGCGTACTTGCACACCTCAATGAGGGCATCCCTGGCGGTCTCCAGGAGCTGGCGGACGTGCTCTGCGTCCTTGTGCGAGTAGAGGTCTCGCGCCATGTCCAACTGGACGGCGGCGCGGAACGCCTTCCCGGAGATGTCGCCTAGGCTCCGGATGCGAGAAGCCTCCCGCGCCTCGATCATCTGCTGGACTTCGCGGCGCTCCTCGACGCGGCGGACGGCCTCCTCACGGTAGGCGGCTTCGCACCAGTCGATCTTCTCGGAGCGGACGCGGGCCTCCTCGTCGGCAAGCTCGCGCATGGTGTTCAGATCGACGGCAATAACGGTACGCATGGGTCTTGGTCCTTTCGGGGGTCAGGGTCACCGGGGCGGTGACATGAGTCAGTATAGCGCACCCGGCGCGGGGTGCATCACCAAAGCGCTAGTGATACACCCCACACCCCGCTAATCCTTCCGATACCGACCACACGAGTAGCCAGCCGCCGCCAGAGGCAGACCATCCGACCACTCCGTGGGGGTCACCATCACCCGGCGGACGGCCTCCAGGGACGACTCCGGCGACGACTCCACGATCACCTCGTCATGCACATGGCCGACCACGCGGTGGCCCTCCTCCACGAGGCGAACCAGGGCCGCGCCCAGCACGTCGCGGGCCACCGCCTGCGTCACATTCTCCACCAGCCGCCCGCCGTAGGTCTCCGTCCTCCAGCGGAGCTTCGGGTCCTGGAAGGACAGGCGACCGTCGCGCCCCGCGCGCACCTGGTGATAGACCACTGCGCGCCCGGACGGGAGGCGCACCAGACGGTCGGAGCCGTCCGCCTCCACGGTCAGACGATCTCCCGCCTGCCCACCGTAGTAGAAGGCCCGCTCCAGGCGACCCCACAAGCGGACGATCTGGCGGTTGGCACCTCGCCACTGATCGACAATGCGCTGAAGGACGGCCTCCCCGCCTAGCGCGTCGCCGCCCATAGCGCGCAAAGACCCCACGCCGCCGTTGTAGCCGAGGGCAAGGACGGCCACCTTACCCTCCTTACGGCCCATACCGCCGCCCATACGGTTGGCGGTCTCCACGTAGATGTCCCGGCCCTCCGCGAACGCCTCCAGCGCCCACGACTCCCCGGCCAACCAGGCGACCACACGCGCCTCAATCGCGCTGTAATCGCAGACGGTGAACGGGCCGACGAGGAGCGGGCGGACGAGGGCCTTCAGGGTCTGGGGGTCGGCACCGAGACCCAGGTTCAGGTCGAGGATAGCCGCGTCCTGAGCGGCCTCGGACGAGAAGCCCGCGCGAGGCAGGTTCTGGAGCTGGAGGCCCCGGCCCGCCCACCGCCCGGTGTGCGCGCCAAAAAAGCGGACGCTCCCGCGCAGTCGCCCGTCCGTGTTCGCCACGTCGAGCGCCGTCTGGAACTTCTTGTGAGCTGTCAACGCCATGCTCTGGCGCAGCTCCAGGACGCGCCGCTGATCGGCGGTCAGATCGTCGCGCGTGAGCGCCTGGCGCACCGTCTCCGCCTTCAGGTCAGGCAGGAGACCACCGAACCAGTCGAGAAGCTGCTGCGTGCTCCCTGGGTTCTCCACGCCCGTGATGGCCTTGGCCTCGGCCTTGTCGGCGGCCAGGTTCTCGCTCGCCGCCTCGACCGCGCTCGCGGCCATATCGAGGTCCACGCGCACGCCCAAGTCATTGACCTTCTGGTCGGCCACCCAGACACGGCGCTCGTGTGAGGTGGGCCAGTCGCTCCCGTGACGCTTCAGAAGTCGGCGGCGCATGTCCCGCATGGTCGCCACATCCTGACGGCAATACTCGACAAATTGCGCCCACTTCTCGGGGTGGTCCTCGGGCAGGCGGCGCTTGCCGCTCCTGTCCGGCTGGCAGAACCAGCGGATGAGGGCCGCGCCCGCACCGTCCTTGGGGTCGGCCCCGAGGGCCTTCGCGCCCGCCTCCAGCGACTGGGGATAGCCCCACTCAGCCATGTGGGCCATCGTGTCCTCCCAGGCTTCAGGCGGGAGGTATTGACCAGTCGGTAGTCCGCGGAATCGAGAGAGGCAAACGCGCTCAAACTGGGCGTTGTGGGCGAAGCGCACGACGACGTTAGAGCCGTCCAGGAGGTGAGGTATCTGCCTGATCTCGTCCGGGCCGACGGCAACCTGCACGGGGCCGTCGTCCAGCGCCCACGCGCACATGAGGACGAGGAACTCCGGGTCTTCGCTGTACTTGTAGACCCCTCGCTTCACGTTGGTGGTCGAGTACGTCTCAATATCCACGTACAGGTCATGGGTCTTGCCGGTGGCTCCCAGCTCGACGTTGGTGGGGACGATCATTTCTGGTCCTCCTGATCGTGACGGCCAAGGCGGCACTCCACGAAGAACGACGCACACGCGGCGACGATCAACATGGGGAACGCGACCGGCCACGGCTGGCGCGGGAGCGCAAACATGGCGACGACGGCACCCACCAGGGCGGCGACGGTGATCAGGGCGGCGGCGAACTGCACCCAGTCGATCTGGTACTTCTTCATTCCTGCTCGCCTCCCTCGAGGACGTGGGCGGCGTGCCACTTGGCGCGAAGGCCCTTCACGGCGCGGCGGTTGCGCACCGAGGAGACGGTGCGACCGAGGCGGGCGGCGATCTCCGAGATCGACCTGGAGTAATCACCCGCCACCTCGTCCTCCCATTTCTCCCAGGGGCGGTGTGAGCGAGTAGCGGCCTCCACGCTGGCCTCCTGGGCGGCACGCTGCGCCTCCCGGTGAGCGGGGGTCAGGTCGGTGATGCGCGACTTCTTGCGTCCGTACTCGCGGTTTGCGGCGCGGCACTGGTCGCAGCGGCACCCGGCGACGTAGGTCGCGCGTAGGCCATGTGTTCGGGGCATGGGTCTTGGTCCTTTCAGGTCAGTGGTCACCCGTGCGGTGACATGAATAAGCATAGCACACCTAAGCGCTACGATGCAAGCCAGGGGATGAAAAGACCCCCTCACCACCAGGACCAAGAAGGTGGTGAGGGGGTCGGGACCCATCGGGGCCTATGTTACAGGATGTTGTCCTCGTCGTCCTCCAGAACGTCGAAGTCATCCTCAGCGCGAGATGCGCCGCCACCCAGCATCTCGCCGTCGCGCACCTTCTGAACATTCTCCAGACCAAAGGTCACGCCCCTGTTACCGTTCGTGTTGTAGCAGTACGCGGACATGGAGACGCGCGCGTAGATGCCCGAGTACACCTCGGTGCTGTCGAGAATCGGGTTCAGGTCGCGGTCGACAACGCCGGGGCGACGCTTAGCCGACACGTTCATGTAGTAGCACCCCTCCAGCTCCGGGTTACGCTCGAGGTCCGCGTCCTCGTCGCCGTCGTGGAGAGTGGACTTCAGGTTCTTCGGCACCTTGCCGCCGAACTTGGCCTTCTGCTCCTCAATCGCGGCCTGCTGCGCGGCCTTAATCGCCGCCAGCGTGCGCTTCGCCGTCTTGGGAATGATGAGCATACACGAGAACTTGGGTTCCTGATCCGTGGAGGCCGCGTAAGGCTCCAGCAGGTGAACATAGCCGAGGCGAATGTTCTCGTCGACGCGGGTGACAACCTTGCGGGGATTAGCCATTGTAATCATCTTCTTTCGTGAGATCGTGAATCGGTGAGCGTGCCGGGGCCGAGGCTCAAGGCCCCGGCACATCCCTAAGTGTAGCGCTTAGTCTCCGGGTTGTCTACCCGAAGTCCGCCGCAGCGCTCGCGGCGGCTGTGAGAGGCGGACGCGGGTCCGCATCCCCCACCAGGGAGGGCTTGCCCTCCTTCTTGGTGATGTAGTCCCCGATCAGATCGGGGAGGTCAGACTTGCCCACCAGCTTCTCCAACTTGCCAAGCGGTAGAATCTTGAACTCCGCCACCTGCTCGGGCTGGTACCCGCTGTCGATCAGCGTCTGGATAGCCGCCGCCGGGTCAGTCACGACGCGGCGACCCCTGCCAGCCACCACCTTGAAGCCGGGAATGGTCCGGCCCTCGGTATAGATGCGGTCGAAGGCCACGCCCTCCAGTGCGTCGCACCAGTGGCGGATTTGGGCGACGCGCTCCAGTTCCGCGCCCACCTCCTCGTCGTCCAGGAGACCAGGGTCCCCGAAGTCGCGGGCGACGAGGAAGTCACGGCGGGCGCGGCACTCCCCCGCGGCCGGGCACCAGCGGCAAGCCGCCTCGCCAGGGCCAAACTCGTCCGAGCCGTCCTCGACCTTCTGGACCCCGGGCAGCACCACGGTGTCGCGCCACTCGAGCAGCTCCTGGACGGTGAGCGTCTCGGAGGACACGCTGCCAAGGCGCGGCTGGACGACCGTCACGTTGACTTCCTCCACGGTGCCCAGGAGGTCCCCGAACTCGTTCAACGCGCCCAGGCCGTAGAGGCGGAGCTGCGGGTTGCCGACCGCGTTCACGGGCACGCCCTGACCGTATTTCAGGTCGAGGACGCGCACGGCGCGAGGCGAGACCACCACCGCGTCGCCCGTCCCCCACACGCCGGGGACCCCCGTCGCCATCCGCTGCTCCAGGAGCAAGACAGAGTGAGGCTCAGCGTCCAGATCGGCGCGCACCTGGTCCACATACTTGCCCACATGGCGGAGCATATCCACCATGTCGTAAGTCTCGCCGTACTTGGCGGTCCAGTGGTTCAGGGCGTGGTCGCGGGCGGCTTCGTCGTGGTCGATCAGCTCGAAACGAGCGACGATCTCCGCGAGCGCGTGCGCCGCCGTGCCCTCCGCCGCGTGAGGCGACTCGGGCGGGGTGGGGGCCGCCGCCGCCGCTCACCGCGCTGCCCTGGCTACGGGCACGCTGTGTGTGTGCGCTGGGGGAGTGGACTACCTTTACCCTTCAGGTAATGAGCAGCTACTGCGGCAAATCTGCATCCAGGGGGCGTTGATCAGTGAAGTGCCGCCTGGCTGCGCGCCAGCTAGGCACCGGTTTTTAACCAGAAACCGCCTGATTGCGGCGTTAAGCTCGGCCACAGTGGTGGTGGAAGCCAGCTGGCGTTCAGGGGCCATATCTACCGCCAACCACGCCCTAGAGTTGGGGCGAGCGCTGGGGGCTGTGCCCGGGCAGGTGACCAGTTTTAGTTCAGCAGGCTGCCACCGCCTGATCCGCCAAGGGGCAGTGTGTATAACCGACGCCGATGAAGCCTATGAGCTACTCACCCCGCTGGGACAGTTTTTCCCTGAAGTGGCTAAACAAGAAAAAGCCCGTATTGAACAGCCAGGCCTACTAGATGGTTTAGATCCGCTCAGCTCCCGCGTCTATGACAGCCTGCCGCGCCGAGCCTGCGCCAGTGTGGACTCATTAGTGCAGGTAAGTGGGCTAGATGCCGCCGCTGTGTTGGCGGCTTTAGGGCAGCTGCAATTAGCTGGCAAGGTAAAAGCTTTAGGCGGCGCGTATAAACGGGCTTAAACATAGGCCCTGGCTATGCTGATAGCCATGAAATCGGTTGCGATCACGTGCGGGCAGTTAATTGACGCCTTTTGTTGCTGGCTGGAGTTAGCTAAAGGCCGCTCTGAACACACTGTGCGTGCCTATCGTGGCGATTTAGAGACGCTGGTGGATTTTCTAGACATGCAGCCAGATACGCTGGCAACTGCGTTAGCTAAAAGCTTGGATTTGAACGATTTACGTGCCTGGCTGGCCCACATGCTGGCAAATGGCTGTTCACGTGCCACGGTGGCACGCCGGGCCGTGGCCGTGCGTACCTTCTCCACCTGGGCTTACCAGCAAGGCTACCTGCCCCATGATGTGGCTTCACGCCTGCGCAGCCCCAAAATCGACAACCGCCTCCCCACCGTGCTCAGTGTGGAACAAGCCAAACACCTGGTTGAAGATATTGAAGGCGAAAGCATCACCGATATTCGCGATAAAGCTATTTTGGAGCTGCTTTACGCCACCGCCGTGCGCGTATCTGAACTAGTGGGTTTAGATCTGCGTGATCTAGACCGTGAACAGCGCACTATCAAGGTACTGGGTAAAGGCAATAAAGAACGCGTAGTGCCCTACGGGCTGCCGGCAGCTAGGGCCCTAGAAAACTGGTTTAACCAGCGTTGGCAGCTAGCTAACGACTACTCGGGTCAAGCCCTGTTTTTGGGGGTGCGCGGCGGGCGCATAGGGGAGCGGGCTGTACGCCAAATTGTGCACCGCAACTCCGCCCGTATCGGCACTGAGCTGGGCCCTCACGGTCTGCGCCACAGCGCCGCCACACACCTACTGGAGGGCGGCTCAGATCTGCGCACCGTGCAAGAACTACTAGGCCACTCCTCACTGGCCACCACCCAGCGCTATACACATGTGACCAGTGAGCGTCTGCGCGCCATCTATGCTCAAGCCCATCCACGCGCCTAAAACTGGCTGCCTGAGCAGCTAACGCCTGCGTTGGCGGCCAGGCCTGTCTCACTGCTTCGGGGGCCTTGCTGCCCAAGCAGGGGGCCTTGCTGACTAAACGGGCTGGGGCGACGCCGTCGCCAATGCCGCCAGCAGCAACCTCACCCGCGCGGGCAAGCGGCTTTAAAACTATGCGGGGCCGGCGCAACAAAGACAGCGGATCAAT